GTGGATGATCTGGCCATCCACAACCACGGTGGCTTTCGCCACCGGCTCTTGCACATCGAGTACAGGAATTCCTGCTATGTCACCACGATACTCTCGCAGCGCAGTGACATGGGCAAGGATTTCATCATCTCGTTTTCCGAGGCACGTGGCAACCACGTGAACCAGGGATGTGCCAGAGTTCGGCCAAGGATGCCGACGGCACTCTTCGTCTCGATACCACCATGGTAAATCTCCTGTGACAGTGTCACTGAGAACGAGCGGCCCAGCAGCTCGCAGATACGCACGACACCAGTCGCTGACGATTGGTGTGTTCGGGTCTGTTACCAAGATTGCGTTGGCTTTCTGCCAACCGATCTGCTCAATCGGGTTGACAGTATCCACAGTAGTGTGGATCTTACCAAGCGCACGAAGTGGTTCGACACAAGAGTCGGGGGTAGTCCAGGGATCAATGAAGACCCTGGCCAGGAACGGTACGGGGTTGTGGGGAAGAACCTGACTCACCTTCAGAGTCAAGCCGAGACAACTTGCCACTCTCGTGACCTTGTCTAGACCACTACTGGCCAACACCCCGGACATGAAGAGTCATCTCCGTAGTAGATGCCAGCTTTGTGGAATGACCACAGGTGAGAGAGTTTCAGTTCTCGGCCTACACAGTATGCTACAAAGGCACAGATGATGGTGTTACCATCTGTGGTGAGTGGCGAACCACTCAGCCTGCTCGCGCCAGGTGAATATTTCACACCAAATTTCGTACTGGCTGGAGCATCCAACTCATCATGCAAGAGCTCACTGAGCTCAGCATGGTACTCGCCTTTGACCCACCTGAGATATGCTGGAAATTCAACATTTGTTCGCAACCACTCGGTGACGCTGCCATCAAGGCGGCTATAGTCACCGGGGAGTACTCCATGCCATTCAAGTCCTTCAAGTTGTTTCACAGCTTCACGAACGAGCTCATCATCAGTGTCCTCAGCATTGAGGACAAAGTTCATGAGCGCCTGAGCGATCTCGCTCGGGTTCTTACAGGGCATGTACCAGCATGCCTTGCGAAGCACTTCTTGTTTGAACGGATAGGTGAATGTTGAAAGTCGCAGGGTGTGAGTTGTTGGACAGGTAGAGATGTTCCTAGGGTCATTAGGCATTGCATAGGGCTCGCGCTTCTGGAACGACTGGACACGGAAGGTTTCCGTCCAGTCCATTTTCCGTTGAGCAGACCGAGCTTTCTGTGTAGGTCGATTTTGGGCCTGGACCACCTCGTCGATGGAGACGGGTGTCCCGGAGCCCGGAACCTTGACAAGTTCGTTCACGAAATCTTTGGCGTACCCAATAAACCTTCGAGGTGGTACTCCACTACGGCCTTTAGGGTTGCTTTCCTCAATGGCAGCATAAGCCAACCGCTGTGGGAGGTCAATACGTTTCTCGACACACAAGTTGTCGTTGTTTCCTGACTCCACAGGGAAGACTGCTGCTGCACTGATTGGGCAAGGTGCGTACTCGCGTGCGTACCTTTTACCCTCTTCTGCGGTGTTCGGTCCCAAAGCCTGAAAATGCTTGGCGAA